TAAGATTAGATTTTAACCATTTTACTACATTGGGGTTATTAACTGTCTGGGACAAATCTACTATAAATTGGTCTATAGTATCTAAATTATAGATATTACGTTCTAGTAGGTAGTTTAGTAGTCTCATTTCTCTCCCCAGTGTTTAATTATCTCATTTTGAACCTGTATCCGAAATTCTAATTTATCGGCATACCCTTCCGATTCCACTAAATATTTATATAATTTCATACTATCACTCATTAAATATCCCACATAAAACTCATGTTCTTCTTTAAAAACTTTAGATTTAATGTTTGGTTTATCTGGTTTTTTGGGAAGTTCTATAGTTGGCATAATAACTTTCTTTTCGCCCCAAAAATAAGATTTAAAAGTTGAACAGCTGGATAATATGACAATCATACACAATATGGATATTATTTTTTTCATTTTTTTTCCCCAAAAAAATCATTCAGAGCATTACTAACAACTTCTGCATCACTTTGTTCTCCTCTGCCTAATTTATCCTCTGTAGCATCTATTTTACTATCTACTTTATTATCTATTTCATTATCCTTTCTATGTATTTTATCTTTAGCTTCATATATTTCTATAGCATTATTTTGCCTCTCTACAGTTTTTTCTAGATGTTCTATTTTTCTATTTTTCCACCATGAATAAAATTTAAAAAAGAATGCTGATAATGCTATTGCGCCCATAATAATAAGTGTACCAGTGCTTTTTAGGAATGATATTATTTCTAACATGTCATTTCACCTCGTCATTTAACTCCTGTAAATGTTTACTTTTTTTCTCATATACATCAACTTCTTCTTTAATTTCAAATTTTCTTTTAGACCATGCTCCCGCAGCACTATTTAGACCATAAATACCAGCTAATGATGCTAGAGCCGATGTGAGTAGACTTACTGCTTCTTTAGCGGGCCAGATATTTTTACCTACCAGATATACCATTGTTGGTACAAGAATAACTATAACTAATAGTAAACATAATCTACTTGCACTTAATTCTTTACTACTAGGATCTGTTATAAATTCTAATAATTTTTTCATGTAACACTCCTATTTTTTATAAATATAGATAATCTTAATATATTTATAAATATACATGAGGAATGTAATGGATTTTAATGTTTGTATTCAACTTTTATCTTATGCCAGTGGCATAATGTATAGTATATATCTTGGTAAATCCATACAATTATATAATAAAGTATTACAACTAGAGGAAAATCTTAAGAATGGTCAACTGGAACCATCAGAAGAAAAAGAAAAAAAATGAGTACTGAATTTCAAGTTATTTTTACGGCTATTACCAGTGTGCTTGCAGGATTATCTCTATTTGTATTAAGAGGGGTTTATAAAAAATTTGAAGTTATGGATTCTGATATGAAAGATGTAAAAAAACAATCTCAAGAGAATTCTGAAAGGTTGGTAAAATTAGAAACTATTATATCTTTCAAACATGGTAGTAAAGAATAATAAATTATGTATAAAAGTACCAACTAAAATGAAAAAGATGTCACGAGAAGAAAAAACCAAAACTATAGATTTTAAGAGATATGTGAAAGGGGATGAAAAAACAACACAATTAATAGAATATATGTTACAAATCTTGATAGATATATAAAAATGGCAAATATGATATTAACTATACGTAGAATAAAAGCCCCAAAATCAGACTCATTTAAAAAAATATCTGCCCAATTTGATTTATTTTATAAAAATTATTGAAAGTGCATGAAAAAATTATATGCATATTTTAAAAAATACAATATAATATGAAAAGAATAATTACAACTATACTTACAACTAGTAGTATATTGTTTGTGTTATTTGCTATAATTGCATTATTTATTTTTTTATATCCATTTAACATTATTGATGTGCAATTACCTATTACTATTATAAATCCACAAAAAACTGTTAGTCCTAATGGTATAGTTGAATATAATGTAAATTATAAAAAGCACTATGATATACCAGCTATAGTAAGCAAACAATTAGTGTTAAGAAATAAACGAATATATAATTATGATGCTCAATATGACAATTTGTGTATTAAAGAAACAAACGTTATAGGTACACTTTCATTACCACAAAATGTATCAAAATCTTATGGAAAGATTAGAATAATAGCTGTATATAAGTTGTTTGGAATTAGAGAAGTGCCATATACTTATGAGACTGAAGAATTTTACATATCGGAGTAAATTATGTCTGAAAAGAGTGAACTGGTAATCAGAATAAAAAGACGTTTGGGTTATCCAATGATAAAACTGGAAATTAATGATGACCAGATAGAAGATAATATAGAATATGCCAGAACTAAATTTATTAAGTACGCTTTTGGTAATGCGACACAAGAAGTGTTTTTTACTCAGATGTTATCTGCTGGTCAACATCTTTACGATATGCCAGGTGGAGTTGTTGAAGTAATATCTTATACTGCTGATGCAGTAAATACAGGCGGAATAAATACTCTTTTTACATTAGAAAATTATTTTTATTCTCAGGGCATGTTTAGTTTGCTTAATCCAGCGTCAAATAATGGGTACACCTTGATTGGTTATCATATAGCACGAGATTTCTTAGAAACTCTGGATAGATATACTCCCGATGCCTACAACTTTAAATATCACAAAAAGGCAAATAAGCTTGAGATCCAACCACCTCCACCATCAGGCAATGCTCTTGTAATAGGCGATTATACTTATGATTCGCCCGGATTTGTTCTTATTAAAGCGGTAATGATTTCCGGTTCTACTTTAGAAGATGATTGGGAAGATTTAGATAGTGTTGATAATGAACTATATGAGTCACAATGGGTAGAAGATTATGCGTTAGCAATGACCAAACATACTTTGGGTCTCATAAGAAGAAAATTTGCCAATTTTTCTGCTCTTGGTAATCAGGGTACAAGTCTTGATGGTGATAGTTTAGTAAGTGAAGCTAGGGAAGAAATGGAGAAGCTTTCTGATGATCTAGATAAAAAAGAAACATATAAGGGCTATGGAATATACATGGGATGAGATTGCTACAATATCTTAATGAAAAATATGTAACAGATATATATAATTATCACAAAGAAACATTATATGATGATTATGCTCCGGTGTTTGTCAATCCCGATAAAAAAGAAATCAGTAAATGCAAAGGCAATATTAGATATATTGTTGACTTTAAAAAGAAAAATTTATACATATGGCACGCTTATGCCAATATTCATACTAGTGTAATGGATAAATTATATAAAGAGAATATCATAGATGTTAGTAATATGTATGATGATGATGCTAAAGATAGATTTTCCTATGGTGAGGCAGATGTTGTAGGTGGAAAACTAGAATTTATTGATAGTGATGTCAGTGCTATTAGGGTATCTGGTGATGACCGTAGCGTTGTTTATTGTAAATGGACTAAGGAAAATGATTCGTGGCTTAATATATATTTTACCAAACCATATATAAAAACAGTAATGGAATATACCAAAAAGAGATATAATTTATCTGAAGAATATTTTAAAAATATCAGATATAATAAAACAGAATATGCCGAAATATTTAAAAACCCCACAAGAAGCGAAATATATAAACTTATTAGACAAGCATATGAACAAAAACTAAGATTTTTTTATCTTATAGATAAAAAAGAAATGTATGTGTGGGATTCTAATTATTTACATTATAAGATATCACCACATATAGATTATGCTGGTAATAATTTTCTTAAAGGTGGATTATTACTTAAAAATAATAAATTAAAAATACAGTGGATATCTATAGGTAGACAAGAAGATAATGTAAATATAAAAGATTATCCAGATATTTTACAATATATAAATGAAGAATACACGACAAGTACGTTTAGATGTACTATATTTGTCAATCCAACTAGAAAAGAATTAATAGAATCTTTGGATGGTGATGATTCTGTTAGATATCTTATAGATGTCAAAAAACAAAAATTATATATATGGAAATATACAGTAACACATGGCGAAGCTTCTATTGCCCTTGAAGATGAAAACCTTATACCTCAAGATTCTTATCCAGACGGAAAGGGATTTTTGTGGGGTGTCGCCTTTAAAAAAGGTAGCAAATTGTCTGTAGATTTGGATTATGACCCTATATCTAAGAAGTATGTTGATTATCATGGTATAGATAAGGCAAATGGTAAGTGGTTACTTACATGGTTTAATAACGATTTATACGAAGAAATAAGAAACTATGTAAAATGAGATTATTACAATATCTAAAAGAAATATATGTGACTACCACTGATAATTATAATGTTAAAATATGACTGGATGAAATTAGACATGTCTTGACTTGACCAGTAGTTTTATGATTCTTATAAAGAATCATTTATTGAGTTTCTTAAAAAAGAATGGAAGATATATAGAAAAAATGAGCTTATTGACTGATACAGTACCAGAATGGTCAGTTTATGATATAGAATATACTAATCAGGAACATATATTATTTGAAAGTAGTATAGTAGAACTATGTGATATATATGGCATATTAATATATTATTATATTCTATCACCCGATTTTGATTCTTTATATGGAGAAGACCAGAACAAACAATATCTTGGGCCATATGCAACTAAAGTTATATATCAGCCCAGTGAAGAGCCGGCAATATTTAATACTTTTGGTATGTATTCTGATGAAATTATAGAAAAGATGAGATTACCAAAATACACTTTTACCCGTGATACTAGTGCATCTGCACCTGTTATTGGTGATATTATTAGAGTTCCCTGGAATGATAATTTATTTTATGAAGTGGTAGAAATTGATGCTGAAGATAATATATTTCAGACTAAAAAATTTTCTTGGGATCTTATTCTTAGGCCATCTAGAACAAGTGAGGATGGCAGTATTGTTGATACCAGTGAATATATTGATAGTGTTCCTATATCAGCTTATGGTGATAATGCCTGGATAGAAGAACAATCAAACATAATAGATGATTATACTGATATATTGCCGAATATAAGAGATATTTACGGATATGAGTAGACTACTAAACTACCTAATAGAAGCATTACCAGTATCAATAGCTAGAAAATATTCTAAAAATTGGGACAAATCTAGATATGATTCAATATTTGGTAATAAGTACAGGCTATACCTACCATTTGAGGGCGAAATAGAAATAGAACCACCTAAGGGTATTAGAGACTATTTACTATCACTTGGTTACACAATAACCAACTACAAAAAAGGATTATGTAAGAAATCAAATAGCAACAATGAAATAAGAATAGGTAAAGTACTACAAAAAAGTGGTAATACAGATATGCTAAAACTATATAATAATACTAAAGAACTAAACACAGATAATGTACTGGTAGTAATATCCAGACATCCCTATGATATAGCTAGTATGAGTACTAATAGAGGATGGACTAGTTGTATGGACTTAATCAAAAAAGACGCAGGTAAAAACAAAATACCACTAGAAATAGAAGCCGGTACCATTGTAGCATATCTTATTAGGGATAACGATAAAAACATAAACGAGCCAATAGCTAGAATAGCTATTAAACCATATGTAGATACTAATACTAGTGAAGTATATCTAGTGGCTAGTGATAGATGTTATGTGGGTAATATACCCGGTTTTAGTAAAACAGTACAAAAGTGGTTAGATGGTATTCAAAGTAATAAACAAGGTGTATTTAAAATACATAGAGACGTTGATACAACTGGATTTGAACGTAGAACTATTACTAATATCAAATTAGTAAGTAGTATGGTAATAAATGATGATTTGGATTTATCTTTTAGTGATATAACTGAAGTCCCAGATAATATAACTATTAATGGTAATTTGGATTTATATAATAGTAAAATAAGAAAAATAGGTAAGAATTTAGTAGTAAAAGGTAATTGTGATTTATCTCAATTACCAATAGAAGAACTACCAGATAATGTTAGTATTGGTGGTAGTTTGAATTTATCTTATAGTAAAATAAGAAAAATAGGTAAGAATTTGGTAGTAAATGGTTATTGTGATTTACGCTATACACCAATAGAAGAACTACCAGATAATGTTAGTATTGGTGGTAATTTGGATTTATCTTTTAGTAATATTAAGAAAATAGGTAAGAATTTAGTAGTAAAAAGTAGTTGTGATTTATCTCATACACCAATAGAAGAACTACCAGATAATGTTAATGTTGTCGGCAATTTGTATTTATCTTATAGCAATATCAAGAAAATAGGTAAGAATTTAGTAGTAAATGGTAATTGTAGTTTATCTAGTACACCAATAGAAGAAATACTAGATAATGTTAGTATTGGTGGCAATTTGGATTTATTTTATAGTAAAATAAGAAAAATAGGTAAGAATTTAGTAGTAAAGGGCAATTGCAATTTACGTCGTACACCAATAGAAGAACTACCAGATAATGTTAATATTGGTGGTAATTTAATCATTAGTAAAAACCAATACAAAACATTTAAAAAATACGAGAATAAGTACAAGATAGTAATACTATGAGACTACTAAACTACCTACTAGAACGTAATATCTATAATTTAGATACTATAGACCAATTTATAGTAGATTTGTCCCAGACAGTTAATAATCCCAATGTAGTAAAATGGTTAAAATCCAATCTTAAGAACTACTTAATAAACAAGTATGATAATGTACAACTAGTAACACAGTTGCCTAAAAATGCACCACTATGGGCTAAGAAATCAACAGAATTGTACCAAATAACTATTACTAGAGAATTCAAAGACAAAATACATCATGTAGTAGATTACTTAAGAACATTGCCTGGTGATATATCTAGAATATCAGTACTGGATGCTATTAGTAAGAGTGAAGAATGGACTAGACAACTAATTAAGAAAGCTAGTAGTGATGAAGATAGTAGTGACGTTAAACTAATTAAAAAATATCCCAATGGTATGTTCTGGGTAAGACTATTAACTAAACAAGCCCTGGAACGTGAAGGTAAACTAATGGGACACTGTGTTGGTGGATACTGTGATTATGTAATTAGTGAACAAATAATTATTTATAGTTTACGAGATACAAGTAACAACCCACATGTAACTATAGAACAAAGAGAAAATACTATATATCAAATAAAAGGACATAGTAATAAGGAAGTAGTTCCCAAGTACCATAAGTATGTAATAGATTTTATTAATAGTGGTAATTATGATGAAGTACGAGATACTCTTAATATAAACATGATATTTATAGATAGTAAACTATATACTTATGATAATTTACCCAAAGTAGTAAAAGGTGATTTGGATTTATCTTATGCACCAATAAAAGAACTACCAGATAATGTTAGTATTGGTGGTGATTTGAATTTATTTTATAGTAAAATTAAGAAAATAGGTAAGAATTTGGTAGTAAATGGTTATTGTGATTTACGCTATACACCAATAGAAGAACTACCAGATAATGTTAGTATTGGTGGTGATTTGAATTTATCTTATAGTAAAATTAAGAAAATAGGTAAGAATTTGGTAGTAAATGGTTATTGTGATTTACGCTATACACCAATAGAAGAACTACCAGATAATGTTAGTATTGGTGGTGATTTGAATTTATATTTTAGTAAAATAAGAAAAATAGGTAAGAATTTAGTAGTAAAAGGTAATTGTTATTTATCTTATACACCAATAGAAGAACTACTAGATAATGTTAATATTGGTGGCAATTTGTATTTATATGGAAGTGGCATAAAGAAAATAGGTAAGAATTTAATAATAAAAGGTAATTGTGATTTATCTTATGCGCCAATAGAAGAAATACAAGATGATGTTAGTATTGGTAGTAATTTGGATTTATCTTATAGTAAAATAAGAAAAATAGGTAAGAATTTAATAGTAAAAAGTTATTGTGATTTATCTTATACACCAATAGAGGAACTACCAGATGATGTTAGTATTGGTAGCGATTTGAATTTATCTTATAGTAAAATAAGAAAAATAGGTAAGAATTTAGTAGTAAAGGGCAATTGTCATTTATCTGATACACCAATAGAAGAACTGCCAGATAATGTTAGTATTGGTGGCGATTTGTATATTACTAAAAACCAATACGAAGCATTTAAAAAATACGAGAATAAGTACAAGATAGTGATAAGATGAGAATATTTAATTTTATCCTGTAATTATAAATTACTTAATAGAATCATTACTATAGTTTAATTTTTTCATTATTATATTAAATCCAATCATCATTGCTTTTGCAAGCCGATTTTTTTCTGTTATAAGTCCTTGAGGAATATTCTCACAAAATTCACACAAATACTCATCAAAATATAATTTAGTAAGTGCTTCTGTTCCACAAAAACTACAACACCTACTAAATATTTTATGGTGTAACTTTTTTTCATCATCGTTCATTATTTGTCTACCTTAAATAAATTTTTCAAATATGGATAAATTTTTGTTTTATTTTCTATGATACCAGCCATTATTCGCCAATCACTACGATAAAATTTGATGCCGTTGTTTTTTTCCTTCATACCAAATTGTTTTATCATCTTTCCTAGAAGTTCCGGCGAACTCCACCCGCTGTTTTGCAGAACTATTTCGGCATAACCTATAAGATTTATTCCCCTATTAAGTAATCTCTTGATGCTGTTTACAGTAGCATCGGGGTTAAAATCTTCACCATCGGAAAAATACTGAATATAGATATTATACTCAGAAATAGGGTATTCCGTGTCTATTAAATGTTCCAGTAGATCAAATGCTGTATGACATAAAGTTCCGCCGCTTTCCCCACGCTTAAAAAATTCATCTTCATTTACAAGTTTAGCTTCTGTGGTATGAACAATAAATCTCACATCTACATAATTATACTTGGATTTTATAAATTCATACATCCAAAAGGCCAAGCTTCTGGCAATGTACTTCTTTTTTGTGTCCATAGATCCAGAAGTATCACACATAAAAAATATGACCGCGTTACTGATTGGTTCCTCTTCTTTATGTATTTGTCTGAATCTAATATCATCATCTTCAATGTTGGGTAATATGTCTGGACAAATAGTTTTATCAATTTGTCCATCTAAAATTATTTGTATGGCCTTTTTTATATCATAATCACTTTGTATGTATGCCCTATGGGCGTCATTTTCATCACATTTAGTTGTGTTTATGATTTCGTGAATATCACACATCGTTCTTTTGATTGTTTCGACCAGTGTCATTTTTTTATGAATAAGGGAATATTTACCAGTTTTAGCAATAAATTCTGTTTTATAATTAGTAGTTACCAATTTGATAACTTTATTTTTTTGTTCGATGAATGGTAGTTCCAAATCATCAAACATAATCCGAAGTAGATAATCAATATCGATTTCCACTTCCATGTAGTCTTCACCTTTTTGGTCACCAGGTTTACTGGTATTCCTTTTAGATTTACGGGCAATAATATCACCAGGATTGCTCTTGCCTGTGCCCACACCCCCCATATTCCTATTATTATTGCTATGAATAAATCTATAATCGCGCATACCACGTACAGATACCCTTACTGTACCTTCGCGTTTTTTGGTAATAATAGATTCTTCGGCCACAATATCTTCAACAGATCCCCTAATGGCCTTATCTATTTTTTGTCTGTGTCTTTCAACATCTTTATGACCTTTTTGGGAAATGTTCCACTGGTCATGATTAATAATTGGCATTTAATTTACTCCACAAACAACTATTCTGTTTTGGCAAGGATTTCTCCTACAAAAGTAAGTATTACCTTAGCACAGGAATCACAATAGCCACGTTGTTTAAGATTTTCAATTACATCATTTCTACGTCTTTTTGTTTTTTCATTAAGTTGTTTAATAGGATCGATCAAAGTCAACTTGACTATATCTTTGAGGGACTGCATTAGTTTTTTTTCAATACCTTCCTTGATAACCTTAAAGGTTTCAAATGTGAAAGGCTCCCCGCGTTCTAATGCTGCAGATTTATGGACAAAAATACCATTTCTAAATTCTTTTTTGGAATTGATGGGCACGTTACAAAGTTCTTCGATGCCCCGCATTAGTTTTTCATCTGGCACAGAATACTCGCCTGTAGGCTCGTGATAAATCTTATCCCCTTTACAAAAAGCCTCTGCATTCCGCATATAATTCTCGAATAGTGCCTGTGCCTGCTCATCATAAGCATGTAGAAAACTAAGCTGAACCTCACGTTTTGCTATATCAACGTACTCTTTAACAATACTTTCTTTGTCACCTTTCAATAGGGATAAAAACCTATCCTTCTCCTCTGGTGTATAACCAATATGATTATCAAAAGCATATATAAGTGTATTGATAATGTCAACCGGACATATACATTTCTTATCCTCTTTTTGTGCAAGTGCGATATTAAGTGAATTTATGATATATCTAGGTGATATACCAAACATACCCTCACCTCTTTCGCGACCATCCTTTTTTATATCTTTAATATCAATTTCTTCTTTTTTAAATTCTGATATAGACTCATCATTGTAAATTTTAACCTTTTCCATCAATGATGAACAACGAGCATGTGGAACAAGTCTAGTTACAACAGCAAACTTTGCTGCTATTTCTAGTGTATGTGGAGCAATATGGATATTCTTAAACTCAGACTCCTTAATGAGTTTATTGTAAATTTGAACTTCGTTACTGACTTTGAGATTCCAGGGCCATTTTACCACATAGATTCTATCGTGTAGTGCCTCGTTTTCTTTACGAGAAATGAATTTTTCGTACTCAGTTAAATTTGTATGACCAACCAAAAAACTATCAATATAAATCTGTGGAAATGTACCACTAGGTGACTTGATAAGTTTTTCTTGTGCTACTGTTATAAGAAGATATAACAATCTTTCGTTTGATTTTAGCAATTCAATAAAGTCAAGCATACCACCATTAGCGACTTCCAAGGCACCATCAAATAAATATGAATTTGGGTCGCCATCACCATATCGCGCCACTTTAGATAAATTCAACCTTCCGATCAATTCTGATTCGTCCTGACTAGTCGGATCAGAAGGCTGGAAAACCCCGATTCCCTTACGTCTATGTTCTGAGAACTTAAATTGGATTACTGGCACCTCTTCCCATTTTGTATGGCCAGAAATGTCGGTATATAAATTGTCCAAATTATATTGACAAACAGGGCAGGGTTTGCCTTCTATTTTCACATCCAAAACTTCTTCCCAATATGCCCTGTCTTCTATTGGAATCAGGTTTAACGGCTCCTCGTGTATAGGACAGCCTTTTATAACATATTTTGGTGTTGTATCGTTCTCTAAACACCTTTTTAACCAGTACACAGAGGTGCTTTTACCGGAACTAGGCGGCCCAACCAACAATAAAATTCTTTTACCAGTTTCTGTTCTATGTGCCCCAGCTTTCAGAAATTTCATTAAATCATGAATTGGTTCCAAAGTACCAAATATCTTATCATTAAAGTAGTTATAAGATACAAGGTCATCATAGCCCATAACTTTATAATCTTTATCTATTGGCGAAGTGCCATATTTCATAATAGCATTAAACATTCGCGCAGTTGCTAGTTGTGATATTTGAGGATTATCCTTTACCATCTGTAAATAGTCAAGTAAAGTTCCTTCCCAATTAATAGATGGTTTTTCTTCTCTCATTTTCAAAATGATTTCTTTAAAGTCTGTTGTGTTCAACATATCCCCTCATTTTTCAAAGAATTAATATAGATTAACTATTCTATTTCAACAATTTCAACCTGTTTTGGTTCTTTTTGGTTGATTTGTTTTAATAGGTCATTAAACGTCCCAACAAAAATATTTTGTTGGTTGGTTGGTTTTCCGCCAATGCTAGTTTTTAAATCTAGCTCCCTTTCTTTTAATTTTAACATATCAGCTTTAATTTGTAAACCAAAAGAGTCAGTTTCGGCGGTAATTAAAGCATTTGCGGCAGTTGTGACTGAATCTATTAATCTAGCTACGGCTTCCACCATAGATGGTTTTAGCTGTCCTTCACTAAAAGCTTCAATGGCCATATCCAGCATATAGTTGGCCTTATCTATATTTTCTCTAATAAAATCTTCACTAGTTTTTTTATTTTCGTTTTCCATATTTATATTTATACCACGCGTCAAAAAATTGTCAACCTAGTTTGTTGTCTTTCAAAAACCACTATGATATAATGAAGAAAAACAGAAATATGTGACTAAAAAAAATAACATGAAGATTGTCTACGAGCTTTGTGAAAAACACAAAAGCAAACTAATCTATTTGGTGAAGTTTGGTTCACATCTTTACGGTACCAACACTGAAAATAGTGATTTGGACTATAAAGGTATTTTTCTACCAAGTCTAGAAAATCTTGTTCTTGGTAGGAAAATTATAACCATTAATCACCAAACTAGTGATAATGTAACAAAAAACAATGCCAGTGACATTGATATTGAGTTATATTCATTGCAATACTGGATAGAATTGGTAAGAAAGGGCGAAACTATTGCTCTTGATGTTCTCTTTTCTTATACAAACGAAAACTGTATTATCGAAAAACATTATCCTATGGACTTGTTTTTTGATAATACAGATAAACTTATTACCACATCGGAATTAGCATATACAAAATATGCTATTGGTCAAGCTAAAAAATATGGTATCAAAGGAAGTCGTTTAGGAGTTCTTAAAAAAATTCACAAATGGTTTTGTGATAACTTTGAAGAAGACTACCTAAAATCCAAGAAAAGGGATAATAATAAACTTTCTCTTTGGATTGATACAATAGTTGATATATTCGGCGATGAATCATATTGCTTTGTCAAAGAAATTGGTAATAATCGGTGTTTGATAGTTTGTGGTAAAGTTCATCAGGGTAATATTTCGATGAGAGAATTTTACCAAAGAATTGATAAAGCCTATAATGAATATGGACATAGGGCCAAATTGGCAGAACAAAACAAAGGTATTGATTGGAAAGCAATTTCTCATGCTATACGGGCCATTTATCAGACAAAACAGCTTTTAACTAATGGGAAAATTATTTTCCCATTAACAGAAGCAGATATTCTCATTAAAATTAAACAGGGGGAATATCCTTGGTCAGAAGTTGAAAACCTGATTGTATCGGGTTTAGATGAAATTTCTAATATATCCAGTGAGTTCATAAGCAACTGGAACCAAAATTTTGTGGATAATCTGATACTTAAAACCTATGGTTTACAAAGTTAATTCTTTGTGATATACTAAAATAAAAAGGAGTTTTTATGCAAACGATTTTTCAGTATGTGAAAGGCAATGTAGGTCGTACGCCTAACCTGAAAAAAACTACATTTGTGGGGTTTGTTAATCCATACACTAATGAGATTATTATAGGTTATGCACAGTGGAATCTGTATGAAGACTATAACCCCGAAATGGGTAAAGATGTTGCCTATGCCAGAGCAGCAAGGTGGGCAGAGAAAGAAAAGTCTCTGGATGATATAAAATTTCCACCTTCGTGGTTCTACAATGGATATGCCGGGTTGGAGTTTGAAACCTTGGTAAAGTTCATTAAACGCTGCCAGGCTTATTTTAAGCAGGCAACGTTAGTTGGTTGGGCAAGAGAATTGTTAAGCCGTGTATAAGATTATACCTTTTGATACCGTCAAGGGTGTAATAAGAATATATGGCAAGTTAATAAATAATATAACGGCCAAATTAGCCAACTACTCTCTATATATAGACAATAAAGGACTATATTGGCTATATATAGAGAGTAAATATGGTAATCATATAGTACCATTTATCTATGGTTTATTACCAGATGATTACATAAAGATGATCATAAATAAATAGGCACGATGGCCGAGGGGCTCAAGGCGATGGTTTGCTAAACCATTGACGGTAAAACGTCCGTAGGTTCAAATCCTACTCGTGCCGCCAAGATACGAAAAATGAGATAAAAACACCCACAAGGTTAACAGGCTTACATCACAAATTGACACAAATTAAAATGGGAAAAATAGAACATAGCTAAAATTAACCGAATATATAAAAGTTTTGATTCATTAAGGATGTCTTATGGATAAATTTTGGAAAAAAGTTGTGAAGTGTAAACATAAGAATTTGAGCACTTCCTACTATGTTAGTCTTGATTGTTCAACTCCGTATTGTGAGGGTGCGGAAATGCGGTGTTTGGACTGTAAAGCCTATATAACAACGTGCGGCTGCGGCGACCGCAACGATGTCTCTGGTTGGCCCCGTAATAGAAGGGCTACTAAATACAAAAAAACTACATTACAACAAAAATAAAAAATGATAGAAATATCCGGCAATATATTTAATGTCTCCGAAAATATAGTTATTACCACTAATGGTAATATAAAGAAAAATGGAGAGGCCGTTATGGGTAAAGGGCTCGCACTTAAAGCGGCCAAATTAATACCAACATTACCTAAAATTTTAGGTGATAAATTACTTGATGGTAACAATGTTTACTATCTTGGCCAATTTGACAAATTTATTGGTGTATTCAATTTTCCCACTAAACATAATTGGTGGGAAAAATCAGATTTACAATTAATACTAAGATCATGTAAACAATTAATAGAACTAGTCAATATAATGCAAATTCCTAAAATTATATTACCTAGACCGGGCTGTGGATTTGGTCAACTAAGTTGGAATAAAACTATAAAACCAGCTATTGAAAATCTATTTGATGATAGATTTTCGGTAATATCTTTATAAAATGAGACGTTATGAAGTATAATATTATTAAAAAGAAGTTTCATATTATATCAATAGAAAAAATATGTTGTGATAAAATGAAATATGCTATAGAAAACAACTTATGATTAAAATATTTCTATAGATAACAAAAAATAGGCGGCCATAACTCAATGGTAGAGTTCCAGTCTTCCAAACTGGGAGTTGGTGGGTTCAAATCCCCCTGGCCGCTCCATAAAGGGGTAAATTATGACAACAAAATTGAGTTTTTGGTCATGGTTAATGGATACACCTGTTAACACAGTATCTAGTTATACATTATATTTTGTTTCATCTCAAATGGGATTTACAACTAGTCAGATGATTAAATATATCGAAATGGCATACTAAACCATAAAATTAATAATAAAGGAGAGTGACCGAGCGGTATAGGTGCATGGCTTTGACCCATGTTATTCTGGTTCAATTCCAGACTCTCCTGCCAATTTTTTTATTGTCTTTTGGGGCCTGATATGATATAATAATAGGAAAATATGAAGAATGGAATTATAATATAATGAGAAAAATGGCATCTATCAGAACAATAAACAAAATCTCCCCAATCATGGGCGCAGATAATATTGTCTGTGCTCGTGTAGATGGATGGGAAGTTGTAATTCGTAAAAACGAATTTAACGAGGGTGATTTATGTGTTTATTGTGAAATAGATTCTAAACTTCCAAAGGATAATCCAAGTTTTGCTTTTCTTAAAAGCAAGAAAATCAAAACTATAAAACTAAAAGGTCAAATTAGTCAGGGAATTTGTTTTCCTATGACTATTTTACCTGGTGGTTGTTATGAAGTGGGTCAAGATGTTTCCGAAATTTTAGGAATTGAAAAATACGAGACACCTTTACCAGCACAATTAGCTGGCAAAATAAAAGGATATTTTCCTGGCTTCATACCCAGAACAGATGAAGAAAGAGTGCAGAATATTCCCCATATTATAGAGGAATATGCGGGCACTATTTTATACATAACAGAAAAGCTTGATGGTTCGAGCATAACTGTTTATATTAAAGATGGGAAATTTGGTGTATGTTCTCATAATCTAGAATTAAAAATAGATGATCCTGACAACTTTAGAAATACTTTTTTCCAAACAGCAATTAGGCTTGATTTGGAAAATAAGATAAAACAATTAGGATTTAATGTTGTATTACAAGGTGAATTAGTTGGCCCTGGTATCCAAAAAAATGTTCTTGCACTAAAAGAACATGATATTTATTTTTATAATGTATTTGATATTGATACAAAAAGATATCTGGATAAAAATGATTTTGTAAATACCATAAGATCACTTGGTCTAAAAACCGTGCCCATCTTGGATAATATTCTATTAAATCACAGTGTTCATAATTTGGTTGACATGTCTTTTGATAGAAGCAAGATTAATCCTAAAGTTCACAGAGAAGGAATTGTTTTGAGACCATTAAACGAGATGTGGATTGATGGTTTTGGTAGATTCTCTTTCAAAGTTATTAATCCACAATATCTATTAAAGTATGAGGAATAAGATGAAATTTACTCCATTACCGCGTATAATTATAGAATCAGAATTGTTTACCAACAAACATATTCTGATAAGTATAACTGGTACTGATGAAAAGGAAGTAAAACTTCCTATTAATGAGAACAGAATGGCAACACTTCATCTTAAGTTTGATGATATATCATCCCCCAAAGCTGGTCTTGTGCTTTTTACCGAAACACAAGCTGGCAAAATCCTTGATGTTGTTGATATTTGGGAAAATGATATAGATGAAGTCATTGTTCATTGTAATGCTGGTATTTCCAGGTCACCGGCAGTCGCTGCCGCACTGAGTAAAATTTGGAATGAAGATGATGATATGTATTTTCGTAAATACATACCAAATGTATTTGTATATAATAAAATACTTAATACAATACTGAAGAGGCACATAGAATGGTACTCGGAAGAACAAGAAGAGTAACAACAGCAACAACAGTCGGTGTAATAATTTTACTAATTAGTGCCTGTATTTCGGGGCCGGTTCCGAGGGACTTTAATCCCTGGAAAGAAATTGTTGTTGGTAAATCCACCAAAGAAGACGTAAAAAGAATTATAAGTATTACACCTACAACCATTCTTAACAGGTCTTGTTATGACTATTGGACAGAAATTTGGCAATACAGATATGCTTTTCATGGTATATTTGGTAGTACAATCAATCTTATACCTAATTTAACTGGTAGTGGTTATCCTGGATATAATAAATATATCAGCACAGATATATACTTTGATAAAACGGGAATTGTTACTAACGTGATATGTGGTGATTTTGACGATTACCAAAAACCCTGTTTTTGGATATATACTAAATGAAAAGAATATTATGTTGAATTTTGTAAGATTTGATAGGATAACAGATAAAGAATATGGAGTATTCAATGAATAATATTGTTTGTTATTATCATTCTGCCGACTTGGATGGTAAATGTTCTGCCGCCATTGTTCATTATTGGGAAAACAAAGCCGAACTTATACCACTTAACTACAATGATAATTTCAAAGCCAAAATATTGGATAGAAAATTTGTTAACGAAATAATATTCTTTTGTGATATCATAGCACCAATTGATATCATGAGGGAGTTGTCGGGTATTAATGATGTGATTATCTTAGACCATCACATCACCGCCATTGATGCCATTAAAGAGGCGGGATTTTATCACTATGGTAAATTGGATATTTCCAAGGCCAGCTGCGAACTAACTTGGGAATATTTGTTCCCTAATACAAAAATACCAAAAGTAGTTAAATATCTTGGTAGATATGATGTATGGCAACATAATAATGAGATAGTTTATTTTCAATATGGCATGAGAGAGCAAGACCTCCCTGTTAATTCACACATATGGGAAATGCTATTTGAAAATGACCGCCTCACAGAACATATTATCAACACGGGCAGAATTATAAAATCCTGGGTTGACATTACCAACGAAAAACATGTAAAAATTTACAATAGAGAAGGTTGTTTTGAAGGACTAAGGGCGGTTATATGTAATAATGTTGGCGGCTCGCCTTTATTTGATTCGGTTTACAACCCCGATTTACATGATATAATGGTTACATATATTCATACTTCCCAAAAAACTTGGCAATATGGGCTATATTCAACAAAAGATAATGTTCATTGTGGAGAAATTGCCAAAAAATTTGGTGGTGGTGGACATAAAGGGGCTGCCGGGTTTACTATTGGAGAATTAATTATATGACCAATGGATTTAATTTGTAATGAAAATAAATTTATTGGGATTTGATTTCGATTCTGTTATTGTTGATACTGCAATAACATTATGCGGCCTAATAACCGAACATCTTGGTTACCCCGTAGGGCTTGAGACTATAAAACATTATACTATAGAGCTAAATTATCCGGGAATGACAAAAAAAGACGCAGAAAAAATTCTAAATTTATGCTTAAATCATGACAATACTATAGCAACACCAACTATTGATGGCGCACTAGATTTCCTTAAATGGTACGCGAAAACAAACTATATATATATAATAACAAATAGAAAAGTATTGGAACCTGTAGATTTCTATCTACAACATAATTTGGATAAACAGACATACGAAAAGGTAAACCTTTATTATACTAAAGATAAAGGAAAGCTTTGTAGATCGCTTGGCGTAACTCATTTTATTGATGATTATATGAATAATATAGTAAATGTTGCAAATGCCGGTATTATACCAATACTATTCTCAAGAAGTTGGAATATAAATATACTCAAAAGTGGTAGTATTTTGAGACAATTAATACAAATAGTAAATTCGTGGGAAGATATATACCATCTGATAACATGTAAAAATGGATTATAATATGTTAAATAATGATACCAAATTTAACATATTATAATCCATTCAAAAAATAAAACAGTTAGTTTGTATATTAAGACATCAACTAGATGAATTATGGAAAATTTTGGATGTATAGTTTGTTGTCTTTTGATACCTTATATGTTATAATAAAGGAAAAAATATAGGGTATCATCATGAAGTGGACAGCCAAAATTAGGGATGAAAATATTTCCCAACTTGAGGAGAAAATCAACGGGCTGAATCGAAAAGCGGATAAGCTTGGTTGTGCTCACATGTTTCTTGAAATTGGGGACGTCGAAAGGGATGAGTGTGATTATCCCTATATTAAATTATATAGGAAAGTCACCATATATGGGGAAACCCCCAAATTAAATGGTTGGCGTCTATTGGCCACATTGCAACATGATAACAACTTAGAAGCCAATATTGTTCGTAATGTTCCGGGCGAAACAATGTCCCCAGAATATCGTAATCGGAAAGGAGTATGTGACCACTGTGGTCACAATCGGTATCGTAAGGATACCTTTGTAGTACAACATGATGATGGCACAACCAAACAAGTTGGCAGACAGTGTGTTGCCGACTTTCTTGGACATAGCCCTGAAAAGTTTCTTCATGTGGCAAATTGGGTTGACATATTAGGTAAGTTGGAAGAAATGGGCAGCATAGTTAACGACACTTTGGAAAATTATTCATTGGATGCCTTTTTGGCAATTACTAAAGCCACTATCAGGGATAATGGCTGGGTGGGTGTATCACAAGCTGGTTTAGGTCCTGTCTACACGACAGTTGATCGTGTAGTTGATATTATCAGTAACCCCACAAAAATGAAAAATTATAATATTGCCAATGATGATCTGAAATATGCCCAGAAAGTAATTGACTGGGCCGCAAATCTTGGCCCCAAAAATGATTATGAACATAACATCAATACCATAGCCAAGCAAAAGTATGTAGTAAAACGTACCCAGAAAATCGCAGCCTCTATGGTTGAATCTTATCGCCGTAATGTTGAAGCAAAAAACATCAATGTTGAATCTAATTATATTGGTGATGTAAATGAAGTGGTTAATCTAACATTGACTTTTATAAGGAAACATGAATTTAACTCATATTGGGGTATGGTATATATTTACAAATTTCAGGATAGTAATGGCAACATGGTTATCTGGAAAACATCTAACCCAATCGATCTAAAAGAAGATGTAAAGTATAATGTATCTGGTAAAATTAAAGAACACAAAGAATACAACAAAATCAGACAGACTGTATTAACTCGTTGTAAAGTAAATGAGATTTAAATGAAATTATCAAATCCTGTTTTTGGAAAATGCAATTTTTGTAATAAAGATAAAACTGTAGTATATATAAACTTTTTAGCATTTTGTTATGATTGTGCCAAAGTTCTTTTTGATAAATTTTATGATACAGATATAAAAAATATAGCTTAATTATAAATATTATTGGTGATTGTTATGAGATGTGACCAATTTATCGGCCTTAATACTTGGGCATCAGATTTTGTAAATTCATTACGAGAAGTATGTACCGAATTTACTACTAGAATATATCAAGATGGTAGAATAGAGGAAACACCAAAAAGAACGATTACAATCTGTTTAATAAAAAGCGAACCTTCCAGTGAATATGTCAGTGGTATGTTTGATAATAAATATCAATTATATAAACATATTTTTCCAGATGGTAGAATATATTATGAATTTCATCAAGAGACAATATGGAGTAGTGGGCCGTGTATTTTCACGGCTTTGAAAGATTCTAATGGAAATATAGTAAAAAAGTCTCTGTGGAGTAACAAAGATATTGAATCATATTTATAAAATTATCGGGTAAAATAATATGGAAGGAGACTAAAGTGAAATTATGTAAAGATTGTAAATATAGTAAAGGGGAATATATTTTCGGTTTTCCCGAATTGGTTTGTTTGCATCCATATTATATTAATTTATCTACTGGAAATGGACATAAGTCATGTTTCGCAATTCGCCATTTGAGTTTATTTTCCTGGTGGCCATGGTCGTGTGGTCACAAAGGACGTTTTTGGGAACCAAAAGGAGAATAAAATGCGTTGCTGTGAGTGTATTAAGGCAATAAAATTATTAGATAACAAAGAGGTAGTTATTTGTTCTGTGAGTTACAAACCAGAACCAGCTATCGAAATAGTTAAATGTAATGATTTTGAATCAAAATACAGAAAAAAATAATATGTCTAAAAAAATGATTCTTAATCTGGAAATTGTGTTTGATATTCCCGAAATTGATAACCCAGAGAAATTTTGTCTATTAGCCTTTGAAAAAAATCCCGAAAATTTTATAAATTTATTACTTAAAGAGGGATATGTTAAAAAACTTGATTTTACTCCAACACTAATAGGGCATTACAATTTTGATTGTAAATTACATTCTGGTAGTCTTAATGATGCTCTTTGTTCAAAATATGGTGTCCTTTGTGGCAGTTCTTTCTGTAAACACTTTTCACATATAAAGTAATTTACATTCTTTCATTTCAAGGTATAATAATATATGTTTAAAAATGTTTTCTATGATTATCGGCAAAGTATTATGCACTTATGGTACACTGTTAGGGGTGAGCATTTTTATGCCAATTACCATTGGGTGCCCTATGTTTTTGTTCCAGGTAATGGTAATGTAACATCAATCTATGGAAAACCTATGATAAAAAAGTGGTTTAAAACTTATTATGAATATAAGGAGTACCTTGAACAACATACAGATAATAAAAATATTCATGAAAATAAAGTTAAGCCGGAAATCCAATTTTTAGCCGAAGGATTTCATGATATTACAGAAGTGCCGGAAATGAAAATATATAGTATTGACATCGAAATTGATTCTGATATATTTCCAGACCCACAAGCTGCTAATGATAAAATTTTTCTCATATCTGTTCATGATATGAATCAATGGAAAACATATGTCTTTGGTGAAAAACCCTATACTGGTAATATGGAAAATATAGAATATGTGGAATGTAAAACAGAGGAAATATTATTAAGCGAATTCTTAACTTTTATGAAATGCAATCCTTGTGATGTAATCACTGGATGGAATTGTTATTTTTTTGACATACCTTATATTGTCAATAGAACAAAAAAGCTATTTGGTGAAGATACAAAATTATACCACAGATTATCGCCAATCAAACATGTAAATACTTGGCGCGGATCAAGAATAACAGATAGTTCTGGTAGGACATTTGCCGGAACAGAATTTAAAATTGATATAGGTGGTGTATCTATACTTGACTATATGGATATTTACAAAAAATATGGCAAGAAACTCGAGTCATATTCTCTAAATTTTGTGTCATTTGCCGAACTAGAAAAAGGCAAACTTGATTATAGTGAAAATGCTTATAGTTTGAAAGAGTTATATTCTACTAATTGGAATAAAATGGTAGAGTATAATGTTATTGACGCCAAACGTGTAGCCCAGTTGGAAAATAAACTAGGCTATATCAAAATGATTCAGTCACTATCTTTACTAACCAAAACCCCAATGATATGCTACCAAACCCAAACCTCTCAAATAGAGGGACATATCCTGTCACATCTAAGAAAGAAAAATATGTGTGCTCCACCATTGCTACAGGGTTACCAAATGGGTTATGATGCCGCTTATGTAAAAGAACCACAAGTAGGAATATATAATTGGGTATTGGATATGGATGTAATGAGTGAATACCCAACTGCTATTATTGCTCTTAATATGAGCACCGAAACCTACTTTGGTAAAATATTGGGTTTAAAAGAAGATGAAATCATAGAGCACACTGCCAATAAAAACTTTCCGCCATTTAAAATAAAAAGAAATAATGATGATATATTTTATGATAGTGATAAAGTGGCAATATTTAATAAAGCACTTAAATTGGGTAAATTTACTATTGCACCAAACGGCGCAATATTTACTACTAATAAAACCGGTATCATATCTGAAATTGAATATAACTTGTTTATCCAAAGACAACAAACTAAAAAAGAAATGTTGTCATTAGAAAAAGATGGACAAAATAAAGACTTGGTTGCCCAACTGGATAGATTGCAAAATGCACAAAAAACTATATTAAATTCTATATATGGTATCATGGCCACTCCATATTCGCGATATGCCAATGTTGATATTGCCGAGGCTATTACAGCATGTGGCAGACAT